ATCAAAGTCGCCTTCAAAACCAGTCTTCAATGCCACGCGTGTGAACATCTTCATGCCGTTAGGTGCGTCCGTCTTAATGAAATACGCATCTGGATCGGTAAGGAAGTTGTTAACAGTGTAGCCCTGAGGCACCATGCCCATGTTGAGAATAGCGTTGATGTCGTTATCCGCAGTTGCAGTACGCAAAGTGGATTTTAAAATCCGATCTGCGGTAAATTGCAATTCCTTCGGAATAATCAACTTCAAGCCCTGCACCGCGATCTTCAATCCACGCTCATCAGTGAACGCAGAGATGTCAATCAACGACTGCTCCAAGGAAGTCTCAGACAAGTCCGCTGCGGTTGCCAGTGTGTTGGACAAGTTGGGGCCACTCAAAGTAGGGTGAGAAGTAGAGCACAAAACAACACCGTCGCCACCAATAGAGGTAGTGAAAGCGCCGTTCAGGATGGCAGCAGCTTTGATTTGCTTGGTTTGAGCCATAGAGCGTGCCAAAGCCTTGGTGTAGCGAGCGCCGAGGCGATCATAGAGGTTGTCCTCTACAGCTTCTTCAGTCAAGGAGAAGGCCAATGCAATGGTCTCATGGGTGTAGCGAGCAGTGTAGACCTCTTGTGCCTGGTCGTATGAAACGCCAGCACCCTCAGTCTTCACAGGAGCTTCACCAAAACCCGATTCCATCACTTCTTCTTCAAACGCACGGTCTGAAGTTTCAATTGAATAGATTTGGGTGTGTTGGTTTTCGTAGTTTTTATACTCAAGACCAAATAAAGCATTGAGACCTGGCTCAAGCTCTTGGGTCAATTGTGCGCGTGAAATTGCCATGATTTATCTCCTTTATTGACCAGCAACACCTGCACTACCGTACACGTGTTCGTTGATCTTAACTATCACCACGGCAAAAGAGCCGAACTCGTTGCTTGGAACGTTGTACAAGCCTACAGTCTTTAGGTTCAAAGCAGCTGTAGTAGCAAGCGTAGAAGAGTTCAGTTCCATAGTGGATACACCAGTAGTGGTGCTTCCGCCTGTACCGATCACGTCTGCATTCTTGCCAATATCCGCAGCAGCAATACTTGCATCGCACTGAATCAAGAACAACTGACTAGGGTCGTCAATCACATCGGCAATGATCTTGCCAGAAGTGATGTTGACGGAACCGGGATAGTTGTTACGGAAAGTAGGTTTTCCTGTAGTGGGATCAATGTAGTTGCAACCGTTAAACACGCCCACCGCAGCGGTGTGTGAAGCAGGAAGAAACCGGGAGATAAATCCCGCAGTAAGAACAACCAGGTCGCCCTGGAAAATTGTTCCAGCTTGGTTATCAGCAATCTCATATCCATACTGTTTCTGAGCACCAGTAGCGGAAAGATTGCCAATAGGACGCAAGCCAAAAGCTTTGTCGATATTAGCCATTTGATAATTCCTTTAAAAAAATGATTATTCAGCAGCCTTGGGGCCGCCAAAAGTTACGCGAGACTGTCGGGTAGGTCGTTGAATCCTCATTGAATTGTGAGCATTGCTCTTCATCAACTCGTTATCCGCAGCTTGCAGTTGGTCGCTCGCACGTTGGTGGTAATACGCATTACGTTGCTCTACGTTTTCTTCGGGAATCCGGGCTAAGAGGAGACCTCCCACGCTGATAACACCAGCATGTCGGCCGTCCTCAACAGATGGGACAGGGAAGTCAGGGTACTCATCAGCACGAACAAGCTCATAACCCTCGCGGATTTTGCCTGCTATGTTAGTGCGATCTTCCTGACCTGCAATTTCTGCACGAATCCATCTATTCTTCGTTCCCTCCAGAGGAGGTGGGGCATCTAGTCGAGAAGGAGGAGCCCAGGGCTTGCGGCGTGTTTCGCTGTCGCGAGTTGTCGCGCTACGCGCTTCACGGTTTAAAGTTGGTACAAGGTTATCTGTCATCTCTTACTCCTTAACATATTTAGCGTATTCCTCAAGAGGAACACCTAGCTTTTTGGCCATCGCAACCTGACTCGGTGAGAGCCTTACAGTGCGGCGTGCTGAACTATTCACCCCCGATGAACGGGTTGCAGGAGCCACCGATTGCACGTTTCTGGTGGTACTGTTGTTTTGCGCTTGAGAAGAAAATTTCTTTGGAAAAGTGTTTCTCATGCGTTTGTCTAGCTCATCATAATACTCCTCTGATGATCCGTCAAATCCTTCATTGATCACAAGCTGCTTGTGAACACCCCAGGCTGTATTTGTCATGACAGTATCCTGGCCATACCATGGATTCTTCTCCATCCAGTCTTCTAGCTTGGGGTCCACAGGAGCCGGTTGCTGATACTGAGGCTGTTGATATTGAGGTTGTTGCGCAGGAGCCTCAGTCTGCTGTCTGACATATGCCACCCGGCGTTGATCCTCTTCGGACACTTGGCGCTGGTCGTATATAAGGTCAGTCAGACGCTGATTTGCTTCGGTCTCAGTATCAATGTCGCCCTCTTCTCGGGCCTTACGAATGATTTGTTTTAAAGCAACAACTTGCGTCTCTATGCGTCCCTTTGCCTCATGCAGTCGCTCTTCATCCGTGCGAAGCATGCGCTGTTGAAGCTGACTGGACTCTTCCTGCACTTTTTTAGCGTAGGTAATTGCAGCCTCTTCCCGGCGTTGTGTCTCCCGCAGGCGGGCAGTCAACTTATCAATACGTTTTTTTACATTCTCACTGTATTGATTAATCTCACTATCAGGTTTTTCACTCTCCGCCTGTGGGGCCTGTGGTATCTCCGAGCCTTGCGCTGTGTCTTCAGTGTCTATTACATCCACATCAACAGGACTCTCCCCTTCGCCTAATTTAAATTCAATCTCTTGTTGGTTATTCATGTTCATGCTCCTTACATGTGCAAAATATCATCAGGGCTGTTAACTACCCCAATGATTTCATCGTCGTTAAGAATCCGAATCTCTCCACCATCAATTTGGAGACGAGAACCTGCGTATCGACCAAAAATAATCCAGTCACCTTCCTTGCACCAGGGGCCATTGGGGAACTTTGTTTGATCCGCATAGGCAAGGTCTCCCGTCTTTAAGACGTAGCCACAGTTGGTTGCAAGTTGGGTTTTTCTTTGGGTTTCTTCGGCTAAAACAATACCGCCCTTGGTCTTTTCTGCCCCGCGATAGGGCAAAACGGCAATGCGCCAGCCTGTAGGGGTAGGGATGCGGTCTCGAACAGGTTGTTCAAGCTTCTCAGGGTCAAAACCCTCTTCTGTATACGCATCCTCGAGACAAGGGCCCTTTGCCTCGGCCTCTTCGCGCCACTTGCGCTCTAAGCTTGTCAGGTTCTCTTCAACTTCCATTAGCATCTCCTCTGTGGTTAAAAATCATCGGTAGTCCTTCGTGATAAAAGATCACGAACGGCTTGTTCGGCAAGTTTTAATCCTTCGAGGCGACCCATCATGAAGCGATAACGCTCCATATCGTTAATGGTGCCATTCAAGATGATAGCCTCCGAGTCTTCTCGGAGCTTTCTTAATTCTTTAACAACTGATTCTGCAAATTCGAGCATGGTATTTCCATGAAAAGCAGGTGGTACAAGGCCCCACCCGGTGGCAAGTGCTTACATCTCAGTATATCTTAACCGGACGATCGCCATCTTTCTTCTTTACGACCATAAAGGCACCACCCTTCTTGGCCTCCTTCGGCTTGCTAGGCCTGTTGGATTTACCAGCAGTCGATAAAGCAATCGCAACAGCCTGTTTCACCGCCGCGGACTTGCTTTTAGGCTTACTTGTTCCAATTCTTCCTTTTTCTTTATACGCCCCCACCATCTCGCCAATATTGGAGCTAATTGTTTTGCGACTAGCACCTTTCTTAAGCGGCATTTCGGCCTCCTTGAGCGGGCGGGTTGTTTTGTGTCGTACCAATTCTCTCTCGAGCAACCGTGGCACGAAGCATTGCAATATTCTCTTGTGACTTTACACGGTTTTGTTGCGCTTGAGAGTTCTGTGCAACCTTTTGTTGGTCAATTCCAAGTTTCTGTTGCTCCAACGCAAGTTTCTTCTCGTCATTCTCAGCGCGTTGTTTCAGTTCCTGCTCTTTAAGCTGGATCAAGGGGTCTCCCTGCTCTCCAGACAACTGGTTTTGCATGTCCCTAACCTCTTGCATGAACAAAGCAATCTTCAACGCAATCATGCCTTCCTTTTGGATAGGAGAGACGATGTTGTCAGGGTCCGTACCATAGTTCTTAAACACTTCCGCTTCCACTTCCTCTTCCGCTTTGATCCGCACATGGTCAAGGATGTGTTTTTGTAAGGTAGTTGCCGCCATAGTGTTAGCTTGCAAGATAGGAGTCAGCCCCATCATCAAGTGACTGGCAATGTGGGCGTCATGCTGTTGACCAGCAAAGGCTTTGAGACGCATATTGTTAAGAACAGAACTGTTCTCACTGGCTGGGTCCTTGGGCATCTGAGCATTTTGAGGTAACAAGATACCTTCAATGTCCCGAACGTTAAGCGCAGAGTACACGCGGTAGTACGCTTCGTACATATCATGCATCTGTGGCGCACTTTGCGCCATCTGCAACTGCGTTTGAGCTAAAGTAATCCGTTGGGCAGAGCTAAAGATGTTGGGGTCCGCAACAGGCAGCACCGCCACCATGTTGTTGAAGTCCTTCTTCTTGATCGAGCGCGCGCCACCCGGTACGTCATACGGATAGTTGTCCGGCATGTACTCGCCAAAGCCCTTGGCCAACATCTTAAACTCAAGCCCCTGCGCATAGTGCAGACGCTTGTGAATAGCAGACATGACAATCGAGCCGCGCTCGAGCAACGCCAGTGTTGTTCCTACTTGCGCATTCTGATTTGCCTCCCCTACCTGCATGTCCGCAGTGCTGGCCAAGCGTTTACCCGCGTCAACCAAGAATCCAAGCAACGCAAACAGTGCCTGGCTAGGTTCTTTGTAGGGCAAAGGCAACAAGGAAGCAGTAAGTTCCGCTCCGCCCGCGTCAATATCCCTCCACTCACGCGCGCCCTTAGCCTTAAAGCCCGCAGGCAAGTTTGCCAGCGTTCCTGCATCAAGAAGTTGACGCAAAGCGCTCGTGGCTCCCTTGGATAAGCCCCCCACCATGTGAACAAAGCCCATGCCATACGCGCCCAGGCCTTCAACCAACACATAGTGCACAAAATAATCTCTGCGTACCTTTAAAACGTCGTCTTCGTTCCAGTTTCTGCGAACACCAACAACTTTTAAGCTGTCCTCTAACATCGTAACAACGTAAGGCAAGCGGATTTTGGTAACTTCGCCCTCTTCGTCCTTGTCTTCAAAGTCCGGGATATCCAAATCCACCTGCATCTCTAACAAAAAAATCTCTTCTACCTCACTTGTAGGCTGCACCCCGGTAATTTTGTCCACAGCTTCTTGAATTTGGCTAGAGTTTGGCAGCATGCCCTGCGCTTCAACGTCCACATCCAAGTATTCGCCGGCCACAATGCGTTTTCTGAACTCGTTTGAGTCCATCGCAATGCGGTGCGTGATCCGTGGGCACTGGCTCATGACGCTTGAGCCGTTGTACGGGATGTATACATCATCGGCCAAGCACAGTTTGGAGACCATGCGACCTATCTGATGGTCGTAATACACCTTCTTAAATGTTGAACCACCGTATCCCGTGTAGAAAAGCAACTGATCAAACTCAGGTGTGTACTCTTCCATCACAGACGTGATCTGGTAGTTCATAAAATCTTGCACGCGAGCAGCCTGTTGCGTCTTTTCTACCGTCTCACGGCCAACAACTTGTGTGCGAACAGGGCCGCCAGCGGGCATCAGCTCCTTAAAGGCCTGCGCCTGGAACTGCACAATCGCCTCTGTCAGCATTGGATGGGTCGCGCCCGACGCGCCCCTGAAAGGCTTAGTGCGCTCTTCCAACTTCAACCCGAGTAAGTCCATGCCCTTGGAGTACATCTGCTCCCAGTCCGAACGAGAGGCCTTGTCCGCCTCAAACATCGCGCCCACGTCCATCGCAATATCGCTCAAGTCATCCTCATCAATGACCTCGGCTAAGTTGGCGTAGAAGTCCACTTCATCCGCATCGTCTTCCGTCATGTTGACGACGGCGCTCCCGTCTTCTTCCAAGATAATTTCAATGTCCGGCATCTCCTCTTCAGAGACAATAATGTCTAATGTAGGGGCCTGGTTTAGTGCTTTGTCTATGGGCATGAAGGTTCTTTCTTACGTGTGTTTTTTTATAAATGCCATATTCTTATCTACTGAGCCGCCTTTAGCCAGCCCCAGTTTTTTTCTAGTTTCTTGAAGTTTATTAAAGTCTTCTTCATTCCGAACAAACTTACCTTCATCAAACTTAAAAAAGTTATTTTCCAAAATTTTCTTCACGCTTACGGGTACTTGTTCTGGAGAAAGTTTTAGTTGGTTTACAAAATCTACTAGTTCCTCTGAGAACTTTTCTGGAGCCGCATTTGCAGTTAACGGGCCATTGCCAGTAAGCTGAACGATTCTCCCTCTAAGTTTTTCAGGGACACTTGGTTTATTGGTTACATACTCCACTGTAACCTGTGGGATATGGTTCTTGTCGTACAAGGCGTAAACCTCTACTTCACCACTGTCCAAAGCACGACGCCCACGGCCTAACGCGCCATAGGTATCAGTGGTTGCATAGCTTCCCACAGAATTGTTCATACCTGCTGCAATCGATTTAACACCATCAGGGTTGGTAACTTTAACCCATCTCATGTCATTGACAGTAGGTAGAAAATCTGTAACTCCAAAAAGCATTAATTCTGCACGCGGAATTTTTCCCTGCTGCAACAAAGGTTTGACTTTTTCAAGTTCTTTTTCCAACTGCTTAACTTCTTGGGTAGAGGCATATGCTCTCTTTACAAATTCATTAAAACTCAAAGTCTGCAACTCTGTTGGAGAAAGTTTGTTTGCTTCCTGAAAAAGCTTTTCAGGGCCAAGGCCAAGAAGCTTTACGTCATACTCTCTTGTATCTAAGATGGGTTGACCCTTAGCTATTGCTGTTTCTAGTTCAGGTAAAAAATATCCCTCAGGAAGAGCCGGCATAGCCATAAGCTGTTCCTGGGTAAGGGAGGACATCTGCGGATTAATCATGGATTTTGTTGCAGTGGTCCCATATAGGCCCGGAAATCTTGCCATTGCGAGGTCAGATATAGGGCGGGGCTCT